GCTTGCGAAAATGAGAAACCGTCCAAAACTGGAATTTCCCAGATTGCGCCTGCTACTTCTGCCCCTGCAGTATTAAGGGGTGCGACAAACACCTTACTGTCGCGGCTAAAAAACATTGAATCTGCCATAGTTAATCTCCTATGTTATCCTGAAAAGACATGGACGTGAATTTTTATTCGTGCCAGTATTTTCTAATATCGAACCTCAACAAGCATCTCTCCGACACCCATGGGCTCTAGTACACCTTCGTCGGTATCAATACTAACGATTGTGATCTGTTGTGTATATTGATCAGCATTATTGCGATCTTTATACGTTAATCTTGAGTTATCCTCTAAAACTGTTTCTACATCTTCCAACAACTCGTCTAGCGCTAGTACTGCGTCTTCATGTTGTACATAGCAGCGAACGGTTACAGATAGAAACCTATCTTTGTATCCTCCACCCTGATACTCTCGAGTTTCAGAGCCTGCATTTAGGTGAATTGCAGGAAATTCCTCCACCTCATCCCAAAACTTTAAACGAGGCGATACGTTTTGATTTACATCACTACGAAACGTGCCCGACCCGTCTATATCTTTTAATTTATTAACTAGTGCCTCTATTATACCTAGGCGTCTAGTTGTATATGTTCTACTCATTAAACTCTCCTGGTATAGAATCTACCGATTGCCATTTTTGCGGCTATATCCCTAATAGATGTATCAATTAATTGTCTAGGGTCTCTATGACCGTTTGACCAGTTTCCAGAACTTCCTTCTTCAAATACTTGATAAGGGTTCTTTTGGTACGTATACCCTACACTCGGAAAACCTTTTGGCGTTTTTACTATATCGGTGACTCGAACACTTCTTGCAAATCTACCTGTACGATTCTCTAAAGCTGGCTCTCCCATATTATCCTCAACTGTTCGAGGTAGCTCTTTATTTATCATTGCAATCATTTGTAAAGGTTGTGCTGCTGGAGAAGATTTTGCTTTCCGCGTTGCTTTTGTTTTTCTTAATTTTGTCTTTGCAACTTTGCCCAGTACTATTGTTCCGCTTACATCTAGTGTTACGGGTGCTTTGCTTTCTTTAATTTTTGTACTAGGGGCTTTGACTTTAACATTTTTTAATTTCTTAAAAGGTGTTAAAGTTTTTTCTAGTACTTTTTTCCTTTTCGCACTTTTTAAGCTATCGGACCCTTGAACTTCAAAAAGAGGTTCTTTTAATTTTTTTAATGCTTTAGTCAAAGCTTTCTGTAAGTCAGTTTTAATTTTTTTCTCAGAAGAAGACTCTGCTACGTTGCGGTCTTGGCTTCCTATAAATACTTTAACTTCGCCTGTTTTTGCATTCTTTTCTATATTTAAGTATGTTTTTAACCCAAGAGCTTTTACATTAGCTTTTAAATCCTCTAAACTACCATCGTAAGATTGAAGAGCATCATGTATTTTATCGTTAATAAACCCTTGTATATTACTTCTACCTTTAAGATGTTCCAAGTTAAAGACCTGTCCTTGCTTAGTCTGTTCTACCTTTCCTGATTTATTAGAAGTACTTGCACGAGTTAAGTACTTTCCGAGCAGCGCAGCAAAGTCGTCATAAAATTCCTGTAAAGCGTCTTTATAGTATTCTTGAGCTGTTGTAAAGTTATCTCGCTTTGACCCTTCCACTTTAATCAGTAGTACTCTTATCTCATTACCAGACCGGCTACCTTTTTTAAACTTAATAGATTCGGGACTTTTTGCCTGTAGAGCTTTATAGTTTGTTCTTAGTGTCGACATAAGCTTATTGAGTATTGCAGTATAGCTGCTTCCTAAGTCTTTTACTAAGATCTCTCCATTGCCTTCCACATTTGTTGCCTTTGTAACCGCTCTTTCTATTACATAGGTTATGGTGCTGGCTTTTATGTGTACTACAGTGGTAAGCTTATTACCTGTCTTCGTTCTCCAATCTTGTGAAGAAGACGTTAAATCGTTGTCCAATTTAGTAAGAAAGTTTATGAGACTTTGCTTGCTCATTAAAAGTTCTTATATAGATCCAAGACACGCTTAATATGGTCTGGGAACGCTACGTTATTACGTTGACTAGAAGAAGATTGATTCTGTATACTAGCACCTTGCATTGTTTGACGAGCTTTGTGCTCATCTTTATGGTAATAAGTTATTAAATCAATCACAGCTAACTGTAGATCAGCGGGACATTCTGAATATCCTGCTTTATATGTAACTTTTACCGCTCCTGGACCTTTTGGCCAGTTTTTGTAGTTTGTACCGCCTGTAGTTCTTAACAGGCTATCAGTAGCAGTATCTAAAAAGTACTCAAAATCAGTAGTAGTAAGAGTTGTATAGCTACCATCATAAGAACTTCTCTCTTCTACGCTTACTATTGTAGTTACGGGGGTTTCAGTAAGCTGAACCATATGAGTATCCCAATCTAAATTAAAAGTCTCTACTTTATTAGTAGAGTAGTGATCTAGAATACTATTTGCACAGTAAGTTTTTACTAATTGACTCACAGAGGTTATAATAGTATCTAAACGAGCATCTTCCTTCGAGCTTTCAATCTTCTCAGAAATTTTGTATTCGTCTAGTGTTATTAAATTTGCCATATTATCATAAGTCCATTAGTAAAAACTTAGGGGAGGAAACCTCCCCTTCGTTTCTATACTTTTAAGTATTAAGCTATAAGGTCGATCTTAACTGCTGATCGGTTTCCAGCTGCATCTGCAACCAACTCTTCAAAGCCGAGGGCTTGTGAAGCGACGATTACATTACGCTGATTACCAACTTCGTAGTCAGACTCAACAGTTACACCACGTAGACGTGGGATAACGTAGTTACGCAAGTTAACTGCGAATGCTACTGGAGCTCCAGCGGCTTCTGCAACGAAGCTGTCAGAAACTACAACAGGAGTACCATAAACAGCACCGATTTGACCGGTAAGTTTAGTAGCAGCATCAGAGCCAACTTCAGATACGTCACTGAAGCCTGCATCTTCGATTAATTCGAAGTAACGAGCTTGTGATACAACATAAGCCATATCAGAAGGATTAAGACCATACTTACCCATGTCCTTACGAGCAGCTAACAACAAAGCAGCAGTCAACTTAGTGCCATCAGAGATGTCAAGAGTTGTGCCGTGAGCAGTAGCATAGCCGTCAAGACCAGTAATTGAACCAGAACCGTTGATAACAGCGTTATCAACTGCACGAGCGTGAGCACGAGCAACTGAATCAACAAGCATAGGCATCAAGTTAACAAGAACTTGCTCGTCTACATTGTTGTCCATGAAAGTCTGGCTGATTAAACGGTAAGCATTCAAGATTACTTGTGAAGGCTTGAAAGTGTTGTCAGAAGCACCACGGTTCTCCAAGTTACCTGCTGAAGCTGCACCAGTTTGGAAAGTTGCAGGCTCTACGTCAGGCTGGATTGGAAGTACAGTAGCTGCACCATTTACTGGAATCTCACGGAACAGACCAGCTGTACGCAAGTTTACAGTAACTTCTTTTTCGATTTGACGAGCAACTTCTTGATCAATATCACCAGCGTTAGTTGCATAGTCGATACCAGCTTTTTCCATAACGTTCTGAGCGAAAGAAGTGTTCATTCCTTTACCAGTCATAGTACCTAGTAAAGAAGCGTGCATGAACTCCTTGCCCCACTTAGAAAGATCGCCAGTAGCACGATCGCCGAAAGTACGCTTGCTGTTACGCATAGCTTCGATTTCAGTGTTCTTCTCTTCGAGGTCCTTGCTAAACTTAGCCATTACTTCCTCGATCTTTGCGTCTTTCTCTTGAAGCTTAGCTTCAACGTCAGACATTAGTGAATCTACGCCAGACTGGATTCCAGTTTTAACGCGAATTTCTTGAGCTTCGATAGCCTTAGCTTCAGCTTTCGCTGTCTCTAATTCTGCTTTCTCAGCTGCTTTTTGCTCGGCTTGCTTCATTGCGATTTTAGTAGCTGTATCTTCAGCCACCTTCTTTGCAAAAGCTTCCAAGTCGATGTTTTGATTATCCATCTTGATCTCCTGATCTGCGGATTTCTCCGCGCTTTGAGGTGTGTTGTCACTAGCTATTCCCGAAGTAATCACTTCTTCCTTAGCCAGAGACTGACCTGCTAGATCTACACGATTAGTGAAAGTTTTTTTGAAGGCTTCGTACTCTTCAGTAGAGTCAAAAGACTTCGCGAGCGAAAAAGTAGCTGTCTGATTGCATGGCACGGATACTACCGATACCTCAAATAACTCAGCGTCCTTAATCATTAGTCCGTCGGTTTCCTTAATATAATCAGCATCCTTGACTCGGAAACCTACGGAAAAGGCCCCAAGAACACCGTCTTTTACTAGCTCAGCTACGTTGGCAGGTGCCGACTTACTGATTTTTGCTTCTAGCTCCAAACCCTGAGAACTTGCTTTCAGTCCTGTAGCTCGACCAACCGGTTTGTCATAATCATGATTAAACAAAATAATTGGATTTTTTTCAAAGTTCTCTAGCCCGCCTTTTTGCCAAGCTTCTGCCGAGATTGAGTCACCCGCGCGATCAATGTCCGTAGTGCTTGCCATACCCCGAATCATTATTGATCCATCGTCTGCTTGCGCAGCTTTAAAGGTTGACGTAAGATTAAAGATTTTATTCATATCTTAATCCTTTTTTACTGCTGGTTTAACAGCAGGCTTGACCGCGGCTTTTGGCTTTGGTGCTTTAGGAGCAATAGGCTTTGGTGCTGGCTCTGGAGCCGGTACAGGTCTAGCTGCTTCCTCCTTTTTCTTCTCAATCAATTTCATCAGGTCAGGATGCTCTCTTTCCATCATTATAATTGCTCGAGAATAACTTCTTCCTACATTACGAATACCGTGTAGACTTACAGGTATGTCGTCTTGTTTTATGTACTCGTCTTGGGTCATTATTTTACCTTTTTCTGCAAAATACATTGCCAAATCGCTACATAGTTTAATTCTTTGTGGTCTATTCGCCATCTTCGTTTCCTTCTTGTGGTCGTCCGCCCTCATCGGGATTTGCTGCTGAACCTGCTATATTTGCAGGAACACGTATCTCTTCTGTACCTTCTACATACTCAAAACCTAATCGGTCTCTAGCTTCAGCGGCGGTAATAATACCTCCATTTACTAGTGATGTATAGTAGGCTGAGGAGTCTCTTAACTCAGGCTGTAGAGCAGGTATATCTGTAATATCTTCTTTTAAATTGAAACCGAAATATCTTTCGAGTGCAAAATTTAATTTTCTAACTATAGGTAATATAGTCTCAAGATAATACATTCGCATATTTGGGCGAATGTTAGCGTTATTACCAGAGTCCAACATAATTGGAGGTACTCCGAGTGCCTTTAAAATTATCTTTTCATTATCAGCGATGCTATTTTGAAAATCTAAATCTTTAAAATTTACATTTGAAATTGCATCTACTTCTATTCCACCATCTAGAATAAGGGGTCTACGACCTCCTGCTTCTGGCTGGTATCGTGCTTGCCAAGACATCATCATACGTTCTTTGATCTTCTCAGAAAGAGTATTTGGTGATTTAAGTACTAAACCTGGAACTGCTCCATTCTTGAAGAAGTTATCCTGAAATTTACGCATCTTCATCATAAGTTGCATAGTACGAAGTGCAGGACTTAAACGAGGAACACCTCTGTATATTGAGTAGAAAGAATTCTCATTAACATGAATTATCTCACTAGGCCTAGAGTTTATCTTCTCATTATAAGTGAACTTTTCAATATAAGTATCTTTACTAGCATGAATAGTCATCTTATCTGCAGGAAGGTGGTACATATGTACGCCATCGAAATATATAAATATATTCCCATCAAGTATAAAATCAATAATTAAGTTA